CTTTTTTTCCGAACTATACTAATTATCTTATGGGGAAATGAAAAAATTAAAACATCAACCATTCTTAACACAATACCATTATAGCATTATGTAATGTGAACTAATATGTCCTATTGTGAACTATGCTAATTTGTTAATTTTTCTAAACTCTTCCAAAGCTCTGCCATGTAACTTTAGAATCCATCTATAACTATAGTTCATTTCCATTGCTATCTCTTCCCACTTCTTGCTCTGGCAATACCGCTTGTACAGTATCTGCTCATAGTCAGTGTTGTTTAACTTCTGTATGCTAATAATTACCTCTGCTCTAGCTAAAGCAAATTCACGCATAAGATTGTTCCAATCATCTTCCTTTTCGTTTATCTTGCATATTGTCTCAGCCATCTTGTCCTGTGCTCCAGAAGACATTACTCTCTCTTGCTGCTGAACTGCACCGGTACTTACCACCATTTCTCTCAATGTGTCTATCTCTTCTTTAAGCATCTTCATTTTTGATTCAAGATTTCTTACCTGATTAAGATACTCCTTTGCTGTCATTTCCACTGTTTTTCTTTTCCTCCTCTTTGTACTCTTCCTGTCCTGATTTATACATGCAATATCCTAGAAATACTGCATTTATTAACAAAAGTATGTATGCTATTATCACTGCTCACTCTCCTTCCGGGCATAAAAAAACCAACCACCGAATATTGGTAGTTGGTCTGTTCACTATTATTCTTTCATGAAATGTAATTTTATCTTAACAGCTATCCTAAATACGAATCCCATAACAAAGGCAATAATTAACAATATGATAAGAATATCTATCATCATATCCTTAATGCTATAAGCCGGATTTATTACTTTAATAATTATAAAGGTAATCATTACAATATCATTAACAATTAGTATTAAAAAAAGTAATGTTTCCGAATCATATTTTATATTCAATTTATCAAATGTTCTCTCTATATTTGAAAAAGCTAATATCATCAGCATGTATAATATAATTGGTATACCAAATGATAATACAAACAATTTTAAAATATCTAATTTCAAATATAAGTTTCTATCCCAAACAAATATAAACATATTTCCTGGAATAAAAATTCCTAAAATAACTGCTATCGTGTATCCGATTTTTCCTGTTAAAAATTTTACTAAACTCTCCATAGTTTCTTTTTCCTTTCTTTTTTT